TGCCTTGTCTGCGAAAGGATAGAATCTGCTGTTTCTGTGATTCTGTCATGCTGTGACCTCCGTTCCGAGGGTGCATATAGTGTTGTCTGCCCTCTACAGGTGAAAGGACAAAAGGTCACTCTTTAAGAACCGAAAAGCAAAAAAATAATGCCCACCAAGGAATTAACTCCTCTATGGGCATTACTGCTGTGTGGTTATTCAGTTATCTGAGCAGTTCATTGATACGTTTCTGTACTGCAGAATAATCGTATCCTG